TGAAGGACGAGAAAGACAAAATGATGGAACACGGCAAAGACAAAGATGACGAGAAGAAATCCGAGGACGTAGAAAAGTCCGACGAGTACTCCGACGTCATCTCGTCCGAGTACTTGGACTGGATGGAGAACACCCTGAAATCCGCTGGTGTGGATGTAGAGGGTGCTCGAACCCACTTCGATGACGTGGCAAAGGCGAACCTCGGTTCCCACCCCAGCGACATCGGAGACGGTGGCTCCTACTTCGGTGGGCAAGCACCCGGCAGGGAACAGGAAGACGGCAAGCCAGAGACCCCCAAGGCCGAGTTCGGCGCTGGTGGGAAAGGCAAACCATCCAAACTCAGGAAGTCCGACTACCTTAACCCAGAGGACGTATCCGCGACTGACGTGGAAGCAGCCTACGAAGTCTACAAGGCAGCCATGCTAGAGGCAGAGATGAAGAAATCCCTAGAGGGACAGTTCGCATCCCGCTACGAGCAAGAGCGCTCCGAGGAGATAGCCAAGGCCGCTGCTCTCGAGTTCGACGCACGAGGACCTCTCGATGAGATCCAGAAGTCGATCGCCTCCCTAGCGGAGAGAGTCGAGGCACTCAGCAACCCAGCAGAGACTGGCGAGACCATCGCCAAGTCCGAGTCCGTACCATCAGTAGATGTTCCCTCCACCGCTGACCTAGCGTCAATGTCGTGGGACGAGGTGCACAACCTCGCAAACAAGGCTTTCAGGAGGGCCTGAATAAAACAACACAATTGAGGTGATTATGAATGGCAAGAGACTACGTACGAACAATAACAGACATGGAGCGCTACTACTACGGCGCTGGAAACGCAATGGGATACTCCTACTCCGGTAGCGAGTTGCTCAAGGCTGACAGCCCAATGCTCTCCACAACAGCAGGAACATACCAAGCAATCTATGGACGCAAAGTCTGGTCGCAGTTGAACCAAGAGTTCAACGCCTTCAGCATACTACCAAAGCGCCCATGGGACAGATCAGGATGGAGAGTCATCACCGCCAAGCCTAACGGCGGTGCACTCCACGGCGGCGTTGCTGAGAACGCAACACTGCCTGACACTGTGAAGCCAACCTTCCAGCACGTCGCTGCAAAGCCAAAGACGATCGCTCACACCTTCGACATGTCGGAGACTGCGATCTTCCTTGCTGACAAGGACGACGGCCTCGGAGACATCCGATCCGTACTGAAGGAAGAGATGGGCAAGCACCACGCTGAGATGGTCAACAAGATGCTCCTCACGGACGTCACGACCGTCGCTGCCAACAACTTCGAGTCGTTGGACAGGGTCACAACTGGAAACAACCAGATGACATCAGGTACCCACTACGACGCTGGGGACGAGGACATCTACTCCATAGACAGAAGCGCCAACACATGGTCCTTCGCTGAGGACAACGCGAACTCAAGTTCGACGAACAGGGCCCTCAGCCTAGACCAACTGGACACGCTCTTCCAGAACATCTGGGAGCGCGGTGGAAACCCGAAGGTCATCCTGACTGGATATGACACCCTGATGAGACTACAGCAACTGCTACAGTCCCAGCAGAGGTTCATGGAAGAGAAGAGGGTGACCCCCACCTACAACGGTGTGAAGGGTGTTCCCGGTATCGAGGCTGGTTTCATCGTGGCAACATACAACGGTGTCCCGATCATACCATCCAAGGACGTTGTGAAAGACGGTATCAGCAGGATGTACTTCCTCGACACTGACTACCTGTACTTCAGCACAGCAATCCCAACTCAGTACTACGAGAGTGGTATCGAGACTGGCGACCCATTCGCCATCAACAGACTAGGTCAGGAAGGGCTATACCGAACCATGGGTGAGATATGGACCACTTTCTTCGGAGCACATGGTAGCGTGAGGGACCTGTCCTGAATTGGAGATAACAAATAGGTAAGGTGAAAAAGATATGGCAGTAAGTTTTAGCAGAACAACAGGCAGTGGCGGAGTAATGACCGTCTTGACAGAATTGGAATTGTACGCAGGTACACCAGAAGACAGCACGACTTGGCTAGACGGTGGAGCAGCCGCGGACTCATACCCCGGCTCCCTCGACGGTTTCGCAGCCAAGAACAGCAACACAACAAACGCTGTGGCAGGGTTGAAACTCATCGTAGGTGAGTGCACACTCGTCCAGAACGGAAACGTGTTCACAGTTGGTGGAGACGCTACAACCATACAATCAGTGGTTATTGGTGGGAGTGGTGCAGCCGGTAAGTCACTCACAGGAAAAGTGACTGGCGGGAACACAATCGTGTTCACAGCAGAGGCAACCATCGATACGACTGTTGGGTTCATGGCAATTGTCGCTTGAGGTGCATACAATGCCCTCTGTGCGATACAATGGACCCTCGTTCTTCAGGCGAAGCCCCGATGCTTATACGCCTGACTGGACAAGGGGAGAGGTCAGGGACGTCACACAGGAGTGGGTGGACGAGTACCGCCGATTCCTTGTGACTCCCTACTTCACCCTTGAAGGTGACGAGGCCCCAACGGTCGATGAGGGGAACGACGGCATACCTGACGATTCGTGGCGACGTGCTGACATCAGCGCGTGGCTCGGATCTCAGGGTGTCGAGTTCGCCGCATCGTCATACAGAACAAAAACGAAATTGCTTCAACTCGTGGACCAGCATCTGAACCCTCCGGCACCAGAGCCGGAAGTATTAGATGAGGAGCCTCTAGTTGAGGAACAACAGGAAACAGGAGAGTGATTAATACATGGCATTTGAAAGTACAATAGACCCAAGACCAACAGCAGTCGGCAACCTACTCATGGTGACCGGCACCTTCACCAACGGTGGAAGCGACGCAGGAGGAAGCATAGACCTCTCAAGTCAACTTGCCACAATCGTTGCCGCTGGCGCTAACGCCGGTAGCAGCACCGCTGGTACGGGCGCTGGTGTTGATGGGGTGTTCGCACTGATCAACGGATCTACCTTGGTCATACAGAACGTCAACGGTCAAGACGGCACATGGTTCGCTATGGGTCAACGAAGTTGATTCGGTAGGTGAACCCGATGGTTAAGGCACTACAAGTACTAGGACCGTTCACGCCTAAGCAATTTAGCGGAGCAGGCAATGACGGTGCTCTAAGCACCAGCATGACCACTGCTATAGAGGCCCTAACTGATTACGACGGTGCTAAGATAGTATCAGTAGAACCGATCATGGTCCTTGGTAATGTCTTCCTAATCGTCTATCAGAAACCATGAGAGTGAGGGATATGCATGGGGTTCGAGTTAAGAACGCTTGATATCGATGATCTCTCAGTGGCACAGAAGCAGAACGTGAGATACGCAGCAAGCATCGGGGAGGGGAACGTCCTCTCGGAGGACAAACCCCTCGCCGGTGTCACATCCGAGCAGCGCAAACGGAACAAGAACGTAGGCGACGTGCTCAACATAGGCGCTGGTACGCGCTGCAAGCACTGTGGATTCCTACACTTCATGTGGAGGGAAACATGCGGTGCATGCGAAAGACCAATGGAGTACAACCTAGCGACACGGAGTGAGGAGGCCAGACTGTAGATGCCACAAGTTTTCAGTCCCGGTGAGCCAGAGACTAGACCCCTTGATCCAGAGGCCCTCGTCTACACCACACCACAGAAGGTCGCCGACCTTCTCGAGATCGGCCCACAGGACGCTGTGGCGATGGCGGCAGACGCTGGTACTACAGGGGTTTTCGTCACTGGAGCCGATTTTCGCAACATTGGATTCGCAGTAGGAGACACGATTCTGATTTACAGCGATGCCGATCCCCTTGGTCTGGAGCGCACCATCACGGCCATCACATCGACGATCAACGGCGTCAGGCTCGGATTCGCTGACTCCATAACCGATACTGACTACCAGACTGCTGACAATCCATTCGTACAGAACACGGCGTCGTTCACCAACGGTAGGACGAGGGGCGTCACATACGACAAGGTCAAGCAACTCATCCTCCGTGTGCAAGATAGGATAGACAACATAACGCACAACTCATGGAGACCGAACCTCGTCGCTGCGGAGTACATCAACTTCGACACCTACAAGCCATACAGGCGACGATACTACACCGACTATGTCGGTACCACACCACTCCTCTTCCGCAATGTCCAACAGATGCTACGCATCGAGTTGTGGCAGGGTGATGACTACAGGGAGATAGGTGCATCCGAGGCTCGCATCAAGATACCGGACGACCCACGATCACTGTCAGGCTCCATCGTCCTGTCTCCCGGCAATGGGAGCGCCGCTACGCTCACGACAGGAACGTCAAGCACACAATGGAGGGCAGACTTCGACAAGATAACCACAGCACAGAACCTCGCTGACCTCATCAACAAGGAGGACAGGGTCAGCAAGGCAGCCGTTGAGTTCTCACCAACCTTCACCCTCGAAGGTAGTACTTCCAACGTAGGAGTACACAACGAGTTCCTAGCAACCGCAAACGCGGACTATGGTAGTGGTCAAGTCAAGATAACAAGCATGAGATCCACACAGGCTGGTGAGTCATGCAGCATCGTGGTCACGGACAGCAACATAGAGTTGAACCAAGTGACGACCAAGACAGCAGTCGTCAGCAACGCCACCACGACAGTCCTGACCGTCGACTCCACATCAGGCTTCGCGGCTGCTGGGGTGCTGTCAGTTGGGGACACCGCCATCAGGTACACGGGCAAGACGAGCACCACTTTCACTGGTTGCGCCTCTGTCGTAGGCTCATCAGTGGATGACCTGAATGGGCTCACTGTGACCCAGAACCTATTCGTGGTCGACCTACAGGGTGGGAGTTCCAGCGGTGACAGGGCAAGGCTCCGTGACTATTGGCTCGACCATGATCTGGGCATCATCTACTTCAACAACTCATACCCGTTCTTCGAGTACAACGCCGTCAAGGTGGCCTATGTCTACGGAGAGAGGTACTTGGAGAAGGCCATCGAGGACATCTGTACCAAGATGGTGGCCATCGAGTTGCTCCTCAGCGATGACAGGAGCGTTCTCATACCCGAGGGGTCACAGAACGTCGACCTCGCATCCAAGATACAACTCTACCGTCAGGACATCGATAGGACGCTACCACGCTACATCGAGGTGGTCTCCTTTGAGTAGACCATCGTTCGAGACGAAACTGCTGCTCAAGCAAGTCACTGATCACTTCAAGGCCAACGACGAACTGCAGAACCAACTACGTGACGCATTCTCACAGAACCCCCAATCTCAGAGGGAGAGGATAGAGCAGGAGGAGAGGGACCTCTCCGACATAGCGGATGGGGAGGACTTGGACGAGGGTACGCTCTCTAGGGTAGAATCCCGAATGGTGAGTGAGAACACACTCTACGACAACTACGACCTCGATCTCAAGGGAGGGGCGATAGTCCCTGACACCCAGTCGTACTTGAGAAAAGTGGAGAACAACAGTGCCATACGGGCATTCGAGAGAACGGTGGTGAGGACTCGTGGTCGCAACATTCAGTGAGGGCATCAATCTCGTTATCGACGTTCTCACCGAGAACTGGAACAGGGGCAACACCGACGGCATCAAACCCGTAATCATCGACGTCGCCGATGTCAGCCCGGAGACCGGCAAGCGTCTCGACATGCGAAACAGGGACTACGTCATCGTCTTCGAGACAGCGCACAACGAGGAGACACCCGAACTCCTCTACGACTTCGTCACCACTAGGATAAACATCACACTCGATGCTAGAACCATGAGAAGCCGCAAACAGCAGCAGTTGATGGAGAACGAGATCCGTAGAATCATTCATACCAAGAGGAAGGGGGACGGCACGAACATGGACAGGCTCGTGTACAAGACCCGTACGGATCTCTCCGATAGGACCAAATTACTCTTCAGAACAACGTTCCAAGTCGAAGTTGTTATCTTCGCAGAACTCATCCCATAGGTGTAAGCATGCCGTCGACAGTGTACAAGGGAGATTTGACCGAAGTCACATTCGGTCATGAGACGGGTGTGGTGCTACCGCACGACTACGCAGGATCATTCAAGTTCATCGCCAAGGCTGGGAGCCGCGACCTCGTCAAGGACACTAGCATCATCACCTTCAGCGGTGGTGCTGCATCAACTCCGGTCAATAGTGGGATACTCGCGTTCCCCGTAGGTATGCTCGTGGGCTCCAAGATAGTCTTCAGCATCAAGAGCACCAGCCCTGAGTTTAGCACTGATGATGACTTCTCCGTCTCTGGTCGCACCTACACCATCATCAAGCATGCCGTAGTGAGCAGCGCAACAGAATTGACCATCACGCCCGCATTGAAGGTGGATCATAGTAGCGCAAAGGACTCAAAGACGAATGACGTCATGGAGATCCTACCATTCGCAACACCATCGATGGACGTATCAATGACCTACAATGCTACCGCTTCCAGCAGTGCAGAGCGAGTCCTAACGGACCAGTTCGTAGGTCTCGTCAACACGATATCACTACCTGAGACGAGGGTCGATCTCAAGAGGTATCACGTCGTTGGCCTAGGCCGTGACGTAGCCGTTCAGGTTCCGGGTAGGTTCCTCAACACGGGTGGTAGTTTCGAGTCCAACATGCACAATGCCAGATGGATGTATTACTGCCTTGGACATGAGGCGACCTCCGCCACTGGTGGAACACTACAGACGGGTGATGGTACAAGGGCCACTACTGGAAACGTAAGCAGTGGAAGCGCAGTCATACAGAACATAGGGGGTCAAACGTCGGACTTGGCGGTTGGCGACATCATCAACGGTGGGGGTTTCACCAACGCCACTATCCAGAGTGTAGATAGCAGCACCCAAGTGACGGCAAGCACGGGCACTAGCGTCACCGCCAGTGGGACCTCAATCACCTTCGGTGGTGACTTCTCGACAAATGCAGTCATATCCCAAGGTGACTCCTCCTTCACATATGATGGTGGATTGAGTGGTCCTAGTATAAACAGCCAAGCGATCGGGCCCGGTGACTATGTGGTTCTCGTTGACACCAATACCACAGACATCAAGACCTACAGGGAGACTGCGAGTGATGGCACATGGCCCACCAATGGTGCTAACTCGATATTGAGCAAGGCCCAAAAGCAGGAGATACGCAGGATCGTGGCCATATCAGACTCCTCTGGGTCAGGTAGGATATGGGTCGATGACCCCTTGAACTTCTCACATGCGGATAACACCACCATCAAGTTCCTGCGGTACGAGGCTGATAGCACGAGGGGTAGTCCCCACATGACCACTACGAACACGAACTACGGGCTGATAACCAATCCAGTCGAACGCATCATATTCTCACGCACGAATATTCCATCGTTCTCCATGGAGGTCAGTGTGAGGAGGAGGGACACTGACAGCAACGAGGGAACGACTGATGGGTCGAACAGCGACTCCAAGCAACTCACACGGGTCTTTCGTGGGTGCAAGGTGACCAGTTTCAACCTCACAGCGGACACCGACGCAGCACTGAGGCTGACCGTCGACTTCGACTCAGCGCTCGTCTACACGGATACCGGTAGGTTAGAGGGCACCAAGGGTGATAGGTATGATACACACAGGCTCTTCGAGGACACTGCCAACACCGAGGTAAAACGCAAGGAGTCAGGCATCGCTAAGAGAACCCAGAAGCCATTCATGTTCTACAACGGAACTATCACCGTAGCAGGAGTACAGGTCGGCCAAGTCGTTAGTTTCAACCTCAATGGTAGCACTGGGGTTCAGCAGTACTACACCGTCAATGGTGCTAATGTCGCTGACTCCGAAACGGACCAAGTTCCCTTCGCTGGGACACGCAACCCATCCCTCGCAGTCGAGGGCAAGACGGAGTACGACTTGGAGATGGAGATCATTGTCGATGACCCAGTATTCTACCACAAGATGAGAAGGGCAGTGGACCACTATGACGATGACACCAGCGATGCTGTGGACTCCGACATGATACGACTGTCCTTCACCAAGCAGGGTGCAGGTGCCACGAGGGAATCGATCGACATCGTGATGGACGACTACTTCATCGTAGAGGCCCCCTTGCCCATACCCGAGGACAAGGGCCCCTTGCGGTCCACCTTGAAGATTCTCCCAAAGACGGTTCATGTTATAGCAAAGGACACGTTGATGCACAGTTGAGGGATAGAGATGTGGCCAACAGACATAGAGAGAGTTCGATACTTCAACAGGAATGGACATGCTGCATATCTCGAGTGGTTGTGCGAGAAGACTGGCACACCATTCAAGGCAGCCATGATGA